TTCTCTCATTCACATGGGAAATCGTATATTCAATATCTGCGATATAAAATACTCCTGACTTATAATCCATTTCCTCATCGTTCCAATACGTGACAGATACCTTTCTTTCCCGCTCTCCTCCTGACACGATTCCCGCATCTATGATCGCTTTAACGACTATCTTTTCACCCAGATACAGTTTCCGGATCGGTACTGTCAGGCTCGTCTTATAATTCGGCGATGTCTGACGGTGGAGCAATGCCGTTGCATCACGGGATGCATCCAGTTCCAGTCTCTGATTAGGTGTACTTTTATATTTCTCCAGATATTTGTTCGGAAGGACGGTATTTCCAAATTTTATAAGCCATCCTTTAAAAGCCATAGTCCTTCCTCCTTACACAAGCAGCGGATTTTTTCCTGTCTGCTTTCTTGCCAACCGGTTACGTTTTACCACATTTTCGTACACTACCTTTCCATCCAGATTGATCATCAGCTGAATGTCTCCACCCAGTCCAGCACCTGCCTCTTTCAAGGCTTCCAGCAATGCCTGCTTGATCGTAGACAATGGAGAGACCACTTCTGCTTCCCGATTGTTATCTCCAAGGATCGCCGCAAATTCTCCGGCCTGTCTTGGAACAACGGTTCCTGTAGCCAGTCTAGGAAGTTTCATTGATGAGACATTAAATCCAAAATGCTGACCACCAGCAAGGGGCACCCAGTCCGGTACATCAAAACTGATACCATTTAAACCTTCCACAATATGATTGATCGCAACTTCTACTGTGGAAATGATCCCGTTAAAAACACTCTTAAATATATCTTTTATACCATTTAAGGCCTTTTCCATATCTCCGGTAAATACGCCCTGTATAAACTCCAGGATGCCGTTTAAAGCGTCTGTTACACCTTGGGCTGCAGTGCTTACTGCTGCAAGAAGCGCAGTAAAAAATCCTCCAACATTTTCAATGGCTGCACCAATAAGCGGGGCAAAACTCTGAACGATCCAGTTTAAAAGCGGCTGCAGTACCTGGTTCCATAAGACGGTTAGGGTATCTGCAACGTTTCCGAATAATTCTACAAAACTTTTAATAAATGGCTGCAAATATTGGCTTTTGACTTCTGTAAATTTATCTGCCACTTTCTGAAGTGCCGGCAATATGTATGTTTCAAATGCTTCCAGAGCGCTTTTATGGATTTCTGTAAGTCCCTCTGTAAATGCGTCAAACATAGGTGCTACATGCTCATCATATGTCTGGTTTATCTGATCAAACGCATCTGTAAACAGATCTTTAAGATCTCCCATTATCTGAGCAGCAACTCCCAGAAGCCCGTCAAATGCCTGTTTAAAACCGGCCGTATTATTTGTAAGAGGCGTCAGCAGGGCGTTTAAAAGATCCCGCCCAAGCTTGACAAACACTTCTGTCAAACCCATGAAGGAGTTGGAAAAAAAGCCGATCAGATTTGCAGTAAATGTCTGCCCGTTTTCATCTGCAAAGACACTGAATACTTCTGCGAAAGCTGCGGAAAAATTTGCCACAATATCTGCTATGTCCCCGGTTATATCAAACATGTCTATGATATATTGCTTGATCCGTTCCTGAGCTTCTTCCAGATACTTTGCAGTGCCACCGACCAGGTTTGCTGCCAGCGTAATACCAACTGAAGCAACAGCCCCTGCAATCACGCCTAAATCATAGACCATTTTATTTCCCCAGGTACTTGCTGCAGCCTGGACTCGCGGATCTGAAAAAATATCAGACAGGCTTTCCTTAATACTCTGAAGCCCTTTCTGGATCGTAGCGAACCGGGAAGTAGTATCTCCTAATCCCACCTTAAATCCTTTGGTGAATAGACTAGACAGATCACTCCATTTCTTTTTTAATGCATCCAGGGCTTTTGACAGTGAGCTGGATACTGCCACCATTTCAAACATCTGGGATGGATCCGTTCCGGAACCGCCGCCTCCGCTACCTGCATTATTTTGACTTAAGACATTTAATTTATCAAAAGCTGCCAGACTATTCTTTGCATCTTTTGCTGCGCTTCCTGTCTTTTTAAGACTTTTTGCATAATCTTCCTGGGTCTTCTTAGCCTTCACAAAGGTGGATTTCCCAGTTAATGCCGCTACCAGTTGCCCGATCCAGGCCAGTGCCTGGGCTATCGCATCAATCAATGCAGTGATTGCCGGTACCGCAACACTTAAAATGGGAGCAAAACCGGCTGCCAGGCTGTTCTTTAAATACAATAAAGAAGAGGACAGACCGGATAATGTCTGGTTTGCGCTTCCGGAATATCTTGCAAGGTTTTGAAAGCCTTCCTTTGTCGCGCTCATCACTGCCATTACCGCCTGCATGACAAAACGCATCATCATCATACGGCTGATCCGGCCTAAGAGCTGCATCCCTTTCCCTGAGTTCTTCGCCGCTTTACCAGCGCCATTTACAGAGTCCCTTAATTTATCCGCGGATGCTTTTGCTTTCTTCTGTCCGGCATCTGCACTTAAAAGGGATTTTTTGTATTCATTCTCTGCCTGGAGCACCTGTTGTAGCTGCACATAAGTCTGGTCATAATCTGCATCTCCAAGTGATATTCCCTGCTGCTCCATTCCCAAAAGCTTACTTCTAAGTGCTTCTTTCTGTCCCTCAAAGGAATTGGGATCAAACTGGACCGGAATTTTAACAGGAGTGGTAAGGTTCTTTTTATAAGTACTCAGATCGGACTGTGCCTGGTTTAAAGCCTTATAGGTGCTGTCATACAAGGCATCACCAAAGCTTTTTCCCTGGCTTTCCAGATCTTTAAGTTCCTGCTTTAAACGATCAATCTTCCCCTGCAGGGAGTCCGCTGGAAAAATAACTGCATCCGGTGTTGGATTTGTCAGTTCCTGCTTGTAATCTTTAAGAGCCTGCTTGACCTTTTCCAGTTTTAAATATGCCTCATCATATTTTTCATCACCAAAATACATTCCCTGACTTTCCAGGTCTTTGAGTTCCTTCTTTAATTCGCTAATCTTCTGTGCAAATTCATTGGTTGCCTTTTCCGCTTTCTCTTCTCCGGCTGCATACTTATCAATAAATTCTATTGCTGCAGGATCATAACCATATGCCGAAGGATCGTCTACCTTTACCCGTCTGGCGGGTGTCGGCTCCTGTTCCTGGTATTCCCCACGATCTACTTTGATGGCATCCATCTGTTCCTGCAGGCTTTTGGTCTGTCTTTCTGCCTGTTTAGCTGACTCTGTTACCTGATCAATCCCTTCAGCTGCCTTGGAAGACTGGGCTGCTGCTGTTTCTGCCGCCTGGCCCACATTATTAAACACATTTGAAATATTGTCAGAAAGCCTGTCAACTGCTTTAGTGAGTCTGTCAAAAGCTTTTTCCAGTGTTCCGGTTCCTTTTTCCAGTCCAGAGGTATCAATTTTTGTATCAAATTTCAGACTGCCATCAGCTGCCATATCCTCACCTCTTTTCCAGGCATCAAAATAAGACGCTGTCACGCGCCTCAGCCTAATAACTTATTCCAATAGTCAATTTCTTCCTGTTCTTCTTTCGTATACCGTTTCTTAAGGTCACAGATCTTTTTATTGTTTCTACGAAATTCTCTTTCCCATTTTTCCAGGTGCTTACCTTTTGCCATTTTCTGCCGGATCCCCAGTACGGTGGAAAAGATACCTTCCCGGATTTCCATGAAATATCCCACAAAGGTCCACCAGTGAATATATGGGACGGATCTTACTTCGCATCCGGCCACCTGGTTGATAGCCGGAAACAGGATCGGCTCATCCTGCTCCCAGTCCATCACCTTGACCGGCATTATATCCTCTTCATCTTCCTGGCCACAGTCCAGGAACCAGAGCGCCTTTTTAGCTGCCTCTTCATAAAGTTCCTTTGGCATATCTGTCCAGCCTTCATACAGGATCTTACACATAACCACGTGAGCTTCTTCTACCGTAAGCTCTGGATCATTAAACGCCTGCATGATCACCAGGATATCCCTGTAGTCCGTTCTGATCTTCCATTCCTTTTTGCCTACCTTAAGAGTGACAGGAAGCTGGCCTAACCGGATCATTTTGTATAGCCGGCCGTATACTTCTGGATCCGCTTATTGCTTGCCTCTACTCCGGCTTTCATGTTTTTCTTGATGATCGGCATCAGACCGTTCATAACGGACTCAAACAGGAGCTTTCCGCCTTTTACTGGTGAAAATGGAGACTGACCATTAAACAGCGTGTCATAAACGTCTGCGTTAAAAATAGCATTAAAACAGTCTTTTACGCCCTGCTCTGCTTTCTTCCACTCAATACTTGCATTTTCATCTGTTGGATCTACGGTACCGTCCTCCAAAAGCTTGACGTTGCCCTGAAGCTCATCTTTCACATGCCCCAGCTTCTCCATTTCATCCATGCAGCGCTGCCACATATTCAGATCAGAAGGATTAATCCGGATCACACGGTCCGGATCATCATTTATCATGTACTCCTTATAACCTTCATCAAATTTAAGGCTTTCCATATATAGTCTCCTTATTCACTGTCAGGTGTAAACGTCTTTGTTTCTAAGGCAAAAGTTCCCTTTACTCTGT